TTTTCTGGTTTTTCGGCCACCCATATAAGCAAAATCATCGTCTTCATAACCAATATTATCTGCTATTTCGGCTATTTTTTCATTAATCAATTTCTCTTGATCAGGTAATTTTTCCATTAAATAAGATTTTAAATTTGCCTTTCTCTGTTCGCTTGTTATTGAATCAGAAAATTTATTTTCAGGTTTACTATGTTCTTTATACCAATCTTTAATATATTCAGGAATCAATATATTCGGATTTGCTCCAACAATATCTTTTATTCTCTCATAATTTTCTTTTTGTTCTTCATTCAAACTTTTATTGCTATCTATTTCACTTATACAAGCAGGTACTAAAGATGTTATGATTCGTTCCAATGCACCTGCTGGACAACTCATCATTTGATTTTGAACTACCGGTTCATTCTCATCATCATTCTGTTTTTTTTCATAAGCATAACAAACGTCTTGTACATAAGAATTTAAATATATTTTCTTAAATTCTATAGACTGTAATTTTACATATTCCAATGTATAATAAATTGATTCAAGAATAATTGGTGATAAACTACTATAACTAAAAAACCTTAGTCTTAAACGCATAATTCTTTGCAGTTTTTCTTTTAATTTAACTTTTTCTTCTGTTTCTAGACCATTATCTATTCCTTCAATCATTGATAAAATGGAATCATTTATGTATTTCGCAAAATTAGTTTTATCAATAACACTTGGTTTAATCACTTTAGTTTTTAAAACAGCAATTAATTTTTCATAATTTATTTTTGCTGATTCTCTATGTATTTGATTTGGGTTTACCCTTGCGACAGGTGCTCGTCGTTGAAAATGTGGCTTGTTATTTTCATCAATAGGACAATTTATAAACATTTGACTCATGATTGTTACATTACTCACATTCCAATTATTTAACGATTGATTAAAACTTGTACAATGTGCAAACATATTATTCATATTTGTTACATTACTCACATTCCATAGATCTAATGGCTGATTATAATTCGTACAATTTGCAAACATTTGACTCATATTTGTTACATTACTCACATTCCATTGATTCAACGGTTGATTAAAATCCATACAATATTTAAACATTTCACTCATGTTTGTTACATTACTCACATTCCATAGATTTAATGGTTGATTAAAATTTATACATAGATTAAACATTTTTTTCATATCTGTTACATTACTCACATTCCAATTATTCAATGATTCGTTAAAATTATTATAGTTGAAAAATAATCCTTTCATATCTGTTACTCGACTCACATCCCATTCACCAATAGTTTTGTTTTTTAAATCTTCCGGCAATGAACTTTTATTTTGAATATATTTTTTTACTAAATCATGTATATTACCATCATTTATTTCTGTAATCATACTTTTTTTTATTATATATTAGTTAAATAAAATAATATTTTAGTTTCTTTGTTTCTTTGATTTTTTTAATTTTTTTGATTTTCTTGATCCACTTTTTCTTACTTTGTTGTAAAAAGATGATTTCTTTGTCTTTCGTAACTTTCTGGTTTTTCTACTGCCTTTTCTTCTAAGTTTTCTGGTTTTTCGGCAACCCATATAAGCTGTATGGAACTTTAATTCAAAATATTAAAGGTAACAGGTAACAGGTAACACATTGTTTTCAGTGATTCCTAAGAAAATTCCAAGTGTGTCATTTTTCAGCATTCCTAGAAATTTATAAGATTAGTTAATGTATCTTATGAATATATAATTATGATATGATGTCTGAGGATTGAGTTTTTATCTATTTTTGGTTTATCTTAATTTAACCACAAAACAAAATATCCCCTTCATTTACCAAAAAAAAATATTATTTTTATAATAAAATGAATTTATTATAATAATACAACTTAATAATTATATCATAAATATTAATATGAGTGGTTCTAATATACCAGAAAATATACATTTTGAAATAGCACCCATTCAAATAAATAATGATTACCCAATAAACAATAACGTTCTTATAAATAAACACATCATAATACCGAATGATTTATTTACATGGGACTTTAATGTTCTTGATATCGACGGCAAATTTATCTTGAAAACAATTATTGGTAAGATTTTCAAGAATTTTATTGAGGAAAATAATTATCGGAAAATCAATGATATTGGTTTAAAAATTTTTATTAAAAATGTGTCTGAATTGTACCACGATAGACCATACCATAATTTTTATCATGCAACGAATGTCTTCCATAAAACATATATGATGCTAACAGAATGCCTATTATTTCAAAAACTAAATTTGGATATTTCATTCTCCATTTTAATAAGCGCTTTAACACACGATATTGATCATCCAGGAAATAATAACTTGTATGAGATAAACACATGTTCACCATTAGCAAACAAATATAACGATTTAAGCGTATTAGAACAGCATCACTGTTGTGTGACTTTTGATCTGATCGAAAAACATAAATTATTTGAGAATTTTACTAAACAAGAATTTTTAATTTGTAGAAAAACGATTATTAGTTGTATTATAGGAACAGATATGAATAACCATAAGAATAATTTGGATGTTTTGCATAATATAAATACGAAGGCTTCGAATTCACCTTTTCTATTCGATTTCGACTCAATAGAAGACCAAATCTTAATAGGAAAAATGATAATTCATGCGGCGGATATTGGGAATCCAATTCAGGAACCAGATATATGTGAGAAATGGGCGCATATGGTATATCAAGAATTTCATAATCAAGTTTTAAATGAAGAACAACTGGGAATTAAACCATTTACCTCGTTTAATTTTAATAATATCGAATCGTTTTATAAACATGAAATAAAATATATAAATTATATAAGCTTGCCTTATTGGAATGAAATGGTTATAATATTTCCTCAATTAGAAAAACAAAAGAAAAGAATAGAATTAAATTTAGAAGTCTATACAAATAAACTAAAAAAAATAGAACAAAATTCGAATACAATCAATTTATACGAATTTTGATGTGAATTATAAAAATAATATTTTTTTCTAAAAGTATTTTTAAATTTATAAAATAAAAATATAGATCATCTCAAATCATGGATGGTTTATTTGATATAAAAACATTATTTACAATTTTACAACGTTTTTTACATATGTCCTTTAATTTCATTTATCATATCGTCAGGTAGTTTATTTAATTTATTATTAAGCTTTTGATTTAATTTATCTGAATCATAAACATAAAAATTTCCACTAAAATTGATGGAATTTGGTGTTATAAAATCATATTTACAATCACATAATTTTACGTGATTTAAATCATATTTAATACCTAATGAATTATTTGTTGTATTTAGTTTTTCAACAAATCCTGATAAATAACCGTTAATAGCCCATTTCAAATTATCTAATTCATTATATGGTATTTCGACTAATTTTGATATCATCAAACTATGATATTTGAAATTAGGATCTTTATTTGGGAAAGAAGTCGCATGTTCTAAATTAGTAACTCCGAAATATGCAACTTTGTTCGGATCAGTACTTTTAGAATTCACCTGGACTAATTTATCATTATTACTAAGTTGATTAATACCATAATTATCTTTTGTTATATCTCCTAATCTATGTAAGGTACCACCTTTTTTACTCGTTTTATTTTTACGCGTTTTTTTTCAAATTTCTCAATGATTTTTTTTAGCCATTTTTATATTATATTATATATATATATATATATATATATAAATGGCTAAATATATAAAAATAAAAATAAATATATTATTATAAAATGGGAATTTACGGAAATAGTAACATTTTTGGAATACAAATATATAATTTTAATGATGACGATTTTGCTAATATATTATTTGAAGAAAAATATGTTGAAATAATGAGTCATGAACAAATGAGAGAAGCATATTTATTCTATACTGAGTTGAATAACAAAAATGAAATACGCTTTAAAATTTATACTGAATCTAGTAGCACATTAAATTATAATAGAGATAAATTTATGATGTGGTATCCATTGTCTTTAGATACATTTTTAGAAAAATTCGGCGTTTGAAATGATAAAATGTGTAAAACATTATATTTTTGCTCAACTTTTCCCAAAAGTTGATTTTTTGCTCAACTTTTTGAGAAAAGTAGTTTAAAGATTACCTATTATATTTATTTATGTCTCTCATCAAAGAATATTTCGATCTAACAAAAAAATATATAAATGATTATGGGCAAAATACCATTTTATTGATGCAAGTTGGCTCTTTTTTCGAGGTTTATGGAATTTTGGATAAAAAAACGGGCACAATTTCCGGAAGCAATATCGATGATTTCTCTCGGATTTGTGAGTTAAATGTAGTTGAAAAAAATGTTTGTGTAAGCAACGCGACTGTAAGCGAAACCAAAGACAACATTGTTATGGCTGGCTTTAAAGACATTATGATTGAAAAATATCTGAAAAAAATCCAGGAAGCAGGATTCACAGCGGTTGTTTACACGCAAGACGAAGCCGCCAAAAACACCACAAGAAGTTGCGCCGGTATTTTCTCTCCAGGAACCTATTTTCCAAATGAAATTACGACCTTAACTAACAACATTTGCTGCGTCTGGGTCGACCTTGTACACAATAAGGTTTTATTAAAAGGAAAACATATTGTTGTAGGCATCGCAAATATCGATATTTATACCGGGAAATCAAATATTTTTCAATTTAAAGAAGCTTACACGAACAATCCTACTGATTTTGACCAATTGGAACATTTTATTTCCATCTATAAACCGAGTGAAATGATTCTTATCTCCAATTTTGCGGAACCCGATATAAATAACATTATTCATTATGCGAATATACAATGTCCAAGCATCCATAAGTTGTCACTCTCTTCAGAAACAAATGTAAGAAATCAATTTACCAAAAAAGCGGAAAACTGCGAAAAACAAAATTATCAAAAGGAAATTCTCCAGAAATTCTACAAAATTGAAGATTACGATGTCTTCAGCCAGAATTTCTACGAAAATAACGTCGCAACACAAGCATTCTGTTTTTTATTGGATTTCGTATATCAACACAACCCGCATTTAGTCAACCGGATTTCTGAGCCCATTTTCGAAAATTGCAGCGACCGTCTCTTGCTAGCCAATCACTCCTTAAAACAATTGAATATTATTGATGATCGAGAAAATACTTATGCCGGAAAATATTCCTCCGTTTTGAAAATGTTGAATATTTGTCTTACACCAATGGGAAAAAGAAAATTCTCACATATGTTTCTCTCGCCCTCTACCAATAAAGAATATTTGCAGAGAGAATATGATATGACCGAATATTTATTAAAAGATTACGATACTTTCGCCGACATCTTTAAACAAAAATTAAGTGAAATCCGCGACTTATCTAAATGGGAACGCCAGATTTTCCTTAAAAAAATAAACCCGAAATCATTTGTTCATATGTATAAAAATCTGGAAACTATTGAACTGCTTTTCCAAGGTTCCGAAAAAGATGAAACAATTCTCTCTTATTTAAATAAAAATATTTCCGATAAAGATGTTCATTCTATTCCGACTTTTATTTCAAGCATTAAAGACTATTTAAAAGAGAGAATCGACATGGAACTGGCGAAGGAAATTGACCAGACAACTGCGTTTGAAACCAATTTTATACGCAAGGGTGTGAATCCCGAGTTGGACCTAAAAACAGAGAAAATCCAAGATTGTGAAAATAAGCTGGAAGCCATTCGCAATTATTTAAGTATTCTTATTGAAAACAAAGAGAAGAAAAGTAAAACAATAAGTGATTATGTGAAAACACATGAAACCGAGAAGAATTGTTTCAGTTTGATAACTACCAATCGGCGATGTAAATTATTGCAGGATGCTCTCCCTGAACAAGAAACAATTGTGAAACTTGCCTATGTAAATGCGAATAATCGAAGCGAATCCTTTGATTTTAAAGTTTCAAAGAAACAATTTGATTTTCCGAAACAAAGTGCATCAAACAGTTTTATTCAAGATGAACAAATTACGCAATTGTGTAAAAGTATATCTTATATTAAAATTACGATGAAAGACGAAATTACCGCTGTATTTCAGCAATTGGTGGATACATTTGGAGAGAAATTCCAGAAACCATTTGAATCCATTGTTCAATTCGTAACCTTATTAGATGTGATTTTTACAAAGGCAACATTGGCGAAAAAATACAATTATAGCAAACCTTCTCTCGTTGAATCCGACAAATCTTTTGTGAAAATTAAGAATTTGCGTCATTGCTTAATTGAATTCTTACAAACCAATGAAAATTATGTAACAAATGATATTTCACTAGGTGACGGCATAACAGATGGGATCTTGTTGTACGGAACCAATGCCGTGGGAAAAACCAGTTTGATACGCGCCCTCGGAATTTCCATTGTGATGGCTCAATCAGGTCTTTTTGTGCCTTGTTCACAGTTTACATTTAAACCTTATCATTCTATTTTCACCAGGATTATTGGAAATGATAATATTTTTAAAGGCCTCTCTACTTTTGCAGTGGAAATGTCTGAATTGAGAACCATATTGCGTTTAACGGATCAAAATAGTCTTGTATTGGGCGACGAATTGTGTTCTGGAACCGAAAATTCCTCCGCTATTAGTATTTTTGTTGCGGGGATTCAGAAATTGAGAGAATTGAAATGTAGTTTTATTTTTGCTACGCATTTACATGAAATTGTTGATTATGATGAGATTAAAGTGTTGACGAATGTTTCTTTGAAACACATGAGTGTGATTTATGATAAAGAGAGAGATATGCTTATTTATGACCGCAAACTGAAAGATGGACCTGGGAATAATATGTATGGGTTAGAAGTATGTAAATCGCTGCATCTGCCTCAAGATTTTATTGATGCAGCTTATGAAATTCGCGCGAAATATAATAATGTATCGGCTACAGATTTTAAGAGTTCCCATTACAATGCGAAGAAAATTGTCGGTATGTGCGAAAAATGTATGAATGAAATAGGTACAGAAGTACATCATTTACAACATCAAAAAGAGGCAAATGATGCTGGATTCATTCAAAATGGAGATACTGTTTTCCATAAAAACAAATTGGCGAATTTAATGACGCTGTGTGAAAAATGTCATCATGAATTCCATAAAAAAAATGTACAACACAAACGCGTGAAGACCAGTAAGGGTTATCAATTGCAGGAGTTATGAAATATTTCGCTTTTTATTTTATGAAATTTTTAGAATGAAAACCTAAACACAATAATACTTACAAAAATAAGTGTGTAATCCCACAATGTCCGAAACAATGTGTAAAGAAAATCCGATT